TCAATACAAATATCAAAAATTTTATATAATATAATATTATCTATTGATAATAATTATAAATTGAAAAATGAAAATATTCTATTATGGATATCAACAAATAGAATATTTAATTAGAATAAGCGAGGCCACCCATACCGGATAATATTCTAAGAACGTTGTAATTTACAGCATATATATGTATTGAACCTTCGATTTTGGAAGATAATGATAGAACAGCAGTATCTATACGAGACATATTTAAAGTTCCACTTGGTTGATGTTCTTCGGGTTTAATAGCAAAGGAATAAACGTTTATACCTTTGTGGTAATCGTCGGGGGTATTTTCGTGATGTTGATAAGGTTGTACTAAAGAGAAATAATCTCCTTTTCTTTGCGAGAAGCGATCATTGCCGTTAAGCATTATTTTAGCTTGCATAACAGGATTTTCTGAAGCAATATAATCATTAGGTGATGCTGTAGCATCATTCAAATCCAATGGTTTTGCTGTTGAAAAGTTATTCCAATAAACATTAGAGTCAGTTTTTTTAATAGCCCATACAAGTTCTTTACAAGGGTGATTGAAATTCATACGCATACTTTTCATACCATCTTCATTAGCAGAAGCAGTTATATTGTCGGTTCCGGTAAATTGAAGTTGTTCTATTAAATATTCATGAGATAATTGAGCAAATCTTCTGCGTTCATCAGTATCTAAGAATATATAATCAACCCATAATTTTGGAGCGTCAAGAACTATATTAGGACCGGTATAAGTAGAATTTTTTACAGTAGGTGCTTCGGAAGTAGAATTTTTTGTTGACACATCAATTAAATTAGATTGTGATTCATATTCTACATTAATTTTGACTTCGTGATATTGTAATGCGATTAAAGGTAAAGCGAGACCTACATTGCGGCAAAACCAGAATTCGAGAGGCACATATAATTCATATGATTTTGTTGTTGCAAGTAAAGTACAAGCATTTTCTTTGTTTCCACCAATCATTTTATAATAACCCTCGCGTTTGCCATAAGGAAGAGATAATTCGTTCCATATATATAACCATTCGGAATAATGTTTGTCTATACGTTGGCCACCTATTTCAAGTTCAATTGTTTTTAATAATTTTTGTCCAAAATTAGGAACTAAAGCTACGCTTGCGGTTGAATTATTTTTAATTTTTCCATAGAAGTAAATACGATGTATTAAATCTCCGTTGCGAGTTAACTGAAAAGTAGCACGAGAACCAAGTGAATTGCTTCCGGTAGCTGTTTGTTCTATAGCTTCAATAGCGAAGTTAGTATGACGACGATAAACTACTTTGAAAAAGGTAATTTGAGGATTACCAGTTAAATAAACATCCTGGGCACCATAAGCAACTAATTGAAGAAGACCACCACCCATTTACGCTATATTCTTTATACTATTAGAGGAGAAAAAAAAAAGGAATATTATAGCATTTAACAACATTTATTATTTATAAATTTAGTAATGTAATAAATTATTTAATTAGAATAAGCTAAACCACCCATACCCGATAATATACGTAGTACGTTATAATTAACCGCGTATACATTGAGGTTTTTGGCAAAAGTGGTAGCAGCAAAGATAGTATCTAATTCTAAATTTAGAACAGCAGTATCTATACGCGACATGTTTAGTGTGCCACTTGGTTGATGTTCTTCGGGTTTTAAAGCGAATGAATAAACATTTATTCCGGGGTTAGATGGAATATTTTCGTGATGTTGATAGGGTTGTATTAAGTTAAAGTAAGAACCGGGTCTTGATGAAAAGCGATCATTGCCGTTTAATACAAGTTTAGCACTTTCAATAGGATTTGTAGAAGTTATAGCACTGGTTGGTTTATATAGTTCAGACACAGCACCGGCATAGCCGTTAACTTCAGTAGAATAGTTAACCCAATTTTTATTTTTAACATCTTGATTGGTGTCAAAATCTGAAGAGCAGAACCATACTAATTCTTTGCAAGGATGATTGAAAGATAATTTAGGTTTCATGCTTTTTCCGGTTATAGTTTCGGAACCAGTAAATTGAAGTTGTTCTATTAAATATTCATGTGATAATTGGGCAAATCTTCTGCGTTCATCAGTGTCTAAGAATATATAATCTACCCATAAATTCACAGATGATAATTCAGCAATAGCAGTAGTGGATCCTTGGCATTTAATTTTATCTTCAAATAAAATATTAATTTTAACTTCGTGATATTGGAGAGCAATTAAAGGTAGTGCTAAACCAACGTTGCGGCAAAACCAGAATTCTAATGGTATATATAAATTGGCTTTGGTGAGAGCAGCAAGTGTATTATTAGCTCCTACCATAGTTTTGTAAGCTTCTTTTTTAGGATGAGGTAATGAAAGTTCATTCCATACATACATCCAGTGAGAATAGTGTTTATCTATCTTTTGACCACCTATTTCAATTTCGACATAGTTGATTAAACGAAGGCCGAAATAAGGACAAACGGTCGCCCCAGCAGCACCTGAAGTATAATCAATTATTGATAAATATACACGATGTATTAAATCACCATTTCTTGATATTTGGCAAGTTACGCGATTGCCAAAAGTAGGAGTTCCGTTAAAGGTTTGTTGAATGGCTTCAATAGCGAAGTTAGTATGACGACGATAAACTACTTTGAAAAAGGTAATTTGAGGATTACCGGTTAAATAAACATCCTGGGCACCATAAGCAACTAATTGAAGAAGACCACCACCCATTTACGCTATATTCTTTATACTATTAGAGGAGAAAAAAAAAAGGAAAATATATAACACATTTATTAAATTAGTTAGAATAAGCTAAACCACCCATTCCGGATAATATACGTAATACGTTATAGTTAACCGCGTATATATTAATACCATCGTATGTATAATCGGTTGCTGTTGAACCAGGGTTTTCAGCTTCAATCATTAGGGTGGCAGTATCAATACGAGACATATTTAGTGTGCCACTTGGTTGATGTTCTTCGGGTTTTAAGGCAAAAGAATATACGTTGATAGGGTTATTAACAGGTACATTGGTGTGATGTTGATAAGGTTGTACGTGAGTGAAATATAATCCTTCTCTAACGGCGAAACGATCATTGCCATTTAATTGTAAAATAGCACTTTTTAAGGGATTTTTAAATTCAGCAGGGTCAACTTGGTATATATAATTGCTTGTTCTACTTAGTGCGTTTTCTTCAGTAACAGGCGATGAGACAAAATTATAATCATACCATCTGTCTTTTTTGAAAGCTCCTTTGCTTTTAGCAACCCAAATTAATTCTTTACAAGGATGATTAAAGTTTAATTTAATTCTATTAGTACCTTTATTAAGAGTTTCTGAACCAGTAAATTGTAATTGCTCGATTAAATATTCGTGTGATAATTGGGCAAATCTTCTGCGTTCATCAGTATCTAAGAATATGTAGTCAACCCATAAAGATGCGTTAGTTATATTAGCTATATTATCAGCAGTAGTGCCTGATAAAATACAATTGACCTTAGATTCAAATTCTATTTTAACTTTAACTTCGTGATATTGTAGAGCTATTAAAGGTAATGATAGACCTACGTTGCGGCAAAACCAGAATTCTAATGGTATATATAGAGTACTATCTCTGGTTGATAATATATCTTTATCGGCACCTACCATAGTTTCATAAGCATATCTTTTGCCTATAGGTAAAGATAATTCATTCCATATGTATAACCAATCAGAATAATGTTTATCTATTTGTTGACCACCTATTTCAATAACAACAGATTTAATTAAACGAAGACCTAAGAAGTTGACATATGAGTCGCCAGCAGTAGTACCAGTTCTTTTTGGCACGGAAACTTGTAAATACATGCGGTTAATTAAATCGCCATTGCGTGATATTTGACAAGTTACAGTATTTCCATATCCTACATTTCCGTTAAAAGTTTGTTGAATAGCTTCCATAGCGAAGTTAGTATGACGACGATAAACTACTTTGAAAAAGGTAATTTGAGGATTACCGGTTAAATAAACATCCTGGGCACCATAAGCAACTAATTGAAGAAGACCACCACCCATTTACGCTATATTCTTTATACTATTAGAGGAGAAAAAAATATAGATTATATAACACAAACTTAATTTTATTTTATATATAAACCTTAATATTTATAATTCAAATATAATGATGTTTAAAGAG